CAGCAAGAAACCGTCAACCAGAACGAAAGCATCAACACCTACGTTGAGGCCGGCACCGGCAACTTCCCGCGGTTCAACCAGTCGAGCGCAGTGCAGTATGATCGCGCGCCGGCGTTCAAAGAGTAGCTTGCGCCCCTACGAAAATCGGCTCACCATATCCTTCTCGCCGACCCCGCATCCCCAATCGGCGCGTGCTATTCCCACCTCGCGAGAACCCCCGGTGCAAAACGCCGGGGGTTTTTGTTTAATAACTTTTCTGCTTGACGGATTTCTTGTTCGGCCCAATTAATGGAGTTGCGCGCCACGACTCGGCGCGCCCGATGAGCATCACGTACTGCTCCGTAGCCCACGGGCTCCGACAACCGACGGCGGCTCTCGTCACCCGCTCCTGGCCTGGATAGGCACCCACTCAACAGGAGCGTCTTGCCATGACGTATGGCGTTAACGGCCCCAACGGGCTTGTGCCGGTCAACTCCGGCAACGGCAACACCTGGAACGGCCAGGTGACCCTTTACCCAATCACGGCGACCTACGCGTCCGCCATGTTCACCGGCGACACTGTGTCCCTCGGCACCGCCGGCACGGTCATCCAGTCGGTGGCCTCCACCGCCATCCTCGGGGTGCTCCAGTATGTCGAGTACCAAATCGCATCGAACAAATACACCGTTCGCTTCCCGTACTGGCCCGGTAACCCCGGCGTCGTCTCCGGCACCACGCCCTTCGCGGCCGTGATCGACGACCCCCGTGTCCGTTTCACGGTGCAGGAAGCTTCGACCGCCGGCGCCTCCGGCACGCCGCTGGGCGTCGCGGCTTACGGCAACAACGCGGACATCGTGTTGAGCACGGGTAATACGACAACCGGCATTAGCCGCGCCTTCGTGAGCAACCAGACTTCCGCGACCACGGTCGTCGGTGGCGTCAAGTTGGTTCAGATCGACACCAATACCATTTCGCTCGGCGTTCCCGGCACGACTGGCACCCCCGGTGGCCAGCTCGCAGTGGGCACGGCCTTCCAAAATTGGATCGTCGAAATCAACAACGACATCTTCAAGGCCGGGAGCACACGGCCGTAAGGTCGGAGTGAACGCACATGACAATCAATACTGGCGCCATTCAGAACCTGCTCCGCCCCGGCCTCGCCGCGGTCTTCGGCTCAGATCCGATGTACCCGACGCAGTGGACGGAAATCTTCGAAAAGCAGACGTCCGACAAGCAGATCGAACTCGACGTCGAGTTGCGCATGATGGGCCTTGGCGGCATCCGCCCAGAAGGCTCGCCGACCGCGTTCCAGGACATGGGTCAGCGCTACGTCACGCAGTACATCAACCGCTACATTTCGGCGGGCTTCGTGATCACCCGCGCGGCGATCAAAGACAACCTCTACAAGGCTGAGTTCCCGAAGCAGGCCCAGTCGCTCAAGAACTCTCTCGACCAGACGGTCGAAGTTCTCGGCGCAACGGTGCTGAACAACGGGTTCAACACCTCCTACCCGATTGGCGACGGCCAGCCGATCTACTCGACGTCGCACCCGATTGACGGCGGCACGGTGGCCAACACCTTCACCGTCCAGGCGGACTTGAACGAAACGTCCCTCGAGAACGCACTGATCGTCGTTCAGCAGTTCCAGGACATCGCTGGCCTCCGCGTGATGGTGCAGCCGAAGAAGATGATCGTTCCGCCGCAGCTTCAGTGGACCGCGAACCGTATCCTCAACTCGCAGTTCCGCACGGGCACCGCGAACAACGACATCTCGGCGACCTACAACGTCAACGCCGTGCCGGAAGGCTACCGTGTCAACCAGTTCCTGACCGACACGAACGCCTGGTTCCTGCTCACCAACGCGCAGCAGGGCTTCAAGATGTACGACCGCGAAGCCTATGAAACCTCGGTTTTCACTGACTTCGCCACGGACAACTTGATGGCCAAAGCAATCCGCCGTCTGTCCTTCGGCATCAGCAACTTCCGCGCCACCTTCGGGTCCAGCGGTTCGACTTAATAACGGGGAGGTGGAGACACACCCATGACACACTTCACCGATCCTCTCCGCCAGGGCGCTGCCTACTTTGAAGGCGCCCAGAAGTGGAATACGCCCGGCACGACCCCGAACGGTTTGCCGCTCTCGACCTCGCCTTCGGACACCCAAAATCTGGGTGCTCCGCATACGCAGATGTTCGCCTATCAGATGGGTACTGTGTCCACCCCGCTGGCGTCCGGCGTGTTTTTCACGACGGCCTCCACCGGTTCCGGCACGCTCACCTCGACGGGCGCGCTTGTGACCGCTGGCGTGGCAACATTCGACATCCCGCGCCAAGCCCGCATCACGGCGTCCACCAACTTGGCGACCTGCGTCATCACCCTTCGCGGCACTGACGGATACGGCCAGTCTCTGACGTGGCAGGGCATCGGGCCGTCCGGTAACGTGCTGGGCTCGGCGGGCTCTTTCGTCGATACGGCTTCTGCGTTCAAAACCATCACGACTGCGTCGTTCACGGGCCTGGCTTCGGCCGGCATCCAGATCGGCTCCAGTCCGAACCTTGGCTTGCCGTACGTTATGGCAAACAAGGGCATGTCGATGGGCCTTTTTGTCGACGGTGCCACGGCAAGCATCGCGCCGACCCTGACTAACGCGTTCACCCCGACCGGCACGCCGACAGCGTCCACCGCAGACGTCCGCGGTATCGTTGCTCCGGCCACGACATCTCTCCCGGACGGCACAAAGCTGTTCACGTTCGTCATGGTTACGCCGAATACGAACACCACGATTAACACCGACAACCGCGTAAATACTTTCGGCGCTGTTCCGTTCAGTTCATAATGGGCTCCCCTCAACAGAGCCCAGGAGAACAGTTTGTCCAACCACCCGAACCACGGTAACGCACCGCCCTCGCCTGTCGCCATGGCCTCCGGCACGAAGAAAGTGCACATCCTTGCGATGGGCTCCTCGCGCGCTGATTTTGACGCGATCCGGCTGGTTGAGCAGCGTCCCGAGGTTCTGCTCGGCGCCGAGATTTGGGGCATCAACTACATGGGCGCGATCACGCGCCTAGACCGCATCATCCACGTCGACCCCGTGCATGCCTTTCTCGGCCATGCGCCGGTCAAGGATATGTGCGATTGGGCTCTCCGTGACGGCATCCCGCTCTACACGTCGGACCCGCACCCGGCCTACATCAACCACGTCCTGTACCCGTTTGACCGCGTCGTCCAAGCGCTCGGCCTGCACTACCTAAACAACTCGGTCGCCTACGCGCTGGCCCTGGCCATTGTCGAGGGCTACACCGAAATCGGCCTCTGGGGCGCGGACTTCTCGTACCCGAACGCTCACATGAGCGAATCCGGTCGGGCTTGCGTCGAGTTCTGGATGGGTGTCGCCACCCAGCGCGGCATCAAGATGGCCGTCGCGCAGAACTCCACATTGTTGGATCTCTACTGCAAGCAGCAGCCGTACGGCTTCTGGGCAAACCCGCTTCTCCCGCCGGCGCACGGCGGCAGACTGCTCACGGTCCCCGAGATCGTGGCGCACTGCCAGCAGAAGCGCGAAAGCACGCGCATCGTGCGTCCACAGATTCACGCGTATGCTATTCAGCCGTCGGCTCCCGAGGTCATGCAGCCATTCGCTCCGATGGCCCCGGAACACACCGGCCCAGTTATTATTCCGTCGTTCGCGGCGCCTGCGGGTCAAATTCTAGCGGACGGAAGCGGGCAGCCCGTAACTCAACCTCCGAGTGGAGCAGCCCCACATGCGCCCAGTAATCTTCACGTTCGCGACTGAGACCCAGAACGAGATTTGCGCGACCAACGCTTCGGCCGCCAGCGGCACCACCTTGGTGTTAAATGGCGGCCTGTCGAATTATCCGTCTATCAACTCCGCTGGGTATATTCCGCAGGTCAACCTGACCGGAATCGCGCGGCCGGTTCAGGTATTCTCGACCGGCAACATCAGCACGTCTACGTTCTCGTTCACCGGCATCGACATCAACGGCTATGCCGTATCGACGTCGTTCGCCGGGCCTACGGGAACAGCCGGTATTGCGCAGAGCACGACGGAATTCCATCAGGTGCTTACGGCCAGCGTGGGCAATACTGCGGCCACGTCGTCGTTCACCATCGGATTCGGCGCTAGCGGCTCTACGAACGCAGTTGTCATTGATGGATTTGCGAACCCCATCACCATTACCTATGCACTGGTCAAGGCTGCCGGAACCGCTGGTCCCGTAACTTTCCAGCATACATTCGACCCTGTGTTTACGGCGACAGCTCCGACGTGGAGCACCGTGACGTTTGGTACCGGCGTATCGCTGGCATCGCAGACGACCCCTACTAGCGTCACAGTTCCTGAAACGCCGTATGCCGTACGCGCGATC